TCAGGATCACTATCAAGCACCAAATGACCAATACCGAAAGTAGGCAAGCCGAGATGGTCGAGGTATATTTCATTAACTGAGCCTTCGTCATATGCAATTTCCTCTCTTAATTTATCAATGTTCATTTATCATTCCTTCTATTACGTTGGTATTTATGTACTTTGCGGCCTCTGCATGTGCTTTTTCAAGTGGGTGTCCGCCTGGACCAACTGGGTAATCATGTTTGTCAGCCCATTCCCTAAACGTAAGCCCTTCAAAGTCAGTAATGTTAGACACTATTGGTTTACTTAAACTTGATATACTTTTCCGCCAAGTAGTTTGATTATTAAGTACATATTCAGACCTCAATGTGTCTATTGTTTGTTTTACACCAGCATCCTGACAAGTAAAAATATAGTCAATTGAATTTTCTTTTAATAAATGCAAAGTTGCATACATTATTTGTATATTTCTATTGAGATTCCAAATATCATTATCAAAGGTTTTATAGTACTCGTGAGATACATTCTTATTACTATTGGGACTCATAGTTTGCCATTCATCTTTGCAGTCAACATAGTCAAATCTACTAAAATAGGTCCAGTTTACAATAAACAAACAATCAATATAACGTTCAGGGCATTGTTGCACTGCCCAACTGATCCATTGATTGCCACGGCCTCCTAATGCAATGCAATCATATCCTATTCCTAATTTTTTTGCAAGTAATGCAGGCCAAGTATCTGTACTAAAAACAAAATAAGGATTATGAGTTCCCTTTGTAGAGCAATTAGCCAGCTCATCACCTCGTGTGAAACTGTCACCAAAAGCGATAATCTTTTTATACTGCATTACATTCCTGCGTTGTTTAACAGATTCTTAATGTCTTTTGCTTTTACTTTATTGTATATAGTCTTGGGAGGAATACCGGCTGCAGTTCTCATCTCATTGAGTTCAAATTGCTCGCGGTCTCTATAGGTTTTTGGTGATGTTGGTACTATTAGATTAAACTGTTCAACAGTAAAAGGCATCTCTTTGCCTTTGTAACCCATGGTCCATCCATCGCCTTCGTATTCGGTTAGAGTATTAAAGTCATCTAACAAACCAGCTAAATTATCAGCAGTGTAATTTCTACGTTTTAATTCTATGTACACTAGAAATCTGTTTGGTTTTACTTCACCTGGGCTCATGTCTGCATCTAGCACAAAATCATAGCCTTTTTCAAACCAGTTAACAAGGTCAACGGCTGCTTGTCTATCTCTAACATAAAAACTTGCAACAACTATCTCATCGTCATCACCCATTTTACTTGAGAAATCATCAATATACATTGTGTTCTTGAGCATGCCTGCTAGGTCTTTGTAGCCTAGCCCTTCATTTAAATTAAACTTGGACATCGATATTTGCATCCATTTCTGCTTGTGCGTCTGTATCCATCACTGCTTGTTGATCCAAGTCTGCACTGTATGCATCATCTAAATCCTGCAGATCAACTGTTTCATCTTCTAGTTCTATTGAACCAGTTCTTATATCACTCATAAGACTCTTTGGCATGATAATTTCTACTAACCATATGTCTTTCTCAATCAGTTTTGCAACCTTTGTACCTGCTTTAAAGTCGCTTGGATTTTTAACTTTTACAGGAACTTTCATCTTGGTCTTTTTCCACTTGACTTCACAATCAAAAGGCAGTAAACGCATTGCTCCTCTTGGGTCTGGCATAAGTTGTTGTGGCCATAAAAACGTACATGATGTTTTGTACGGACCTTGTTCTGGCCCTGCTACTAGTTCGCCTAGTTCCCAATTGCGGAATGCAAATATGTCTAGTTCATTTAGCACACGTTCAAAGTCTAGTAGTACTTGCATACTACCATCACTCATGTAGATGCCTTTGATATTGTCTGCAACCATCCAATAGTCGGAACCGTCTTTGAAAAATTCTGAATCGCTTAGTGACATTGTTGGCCTTTTGTTTTACGTTAACAGTATTTAGTCCAATTATGTTTTGTGGCCGCTAATATATTTAGTGAAGAATACACAGATTTTACACACAGTATAACTTATTTGTTTTTGTTTTAAATATAAGTGTGGGTAGCGAATAACCAACCCAATTGTAAGGAGTTACAATGTCTCGAGCTAAACGTAAAGCAAAATATCACAGACAACAAGAACAAGACAATACTATAAACTTCAACCAAGCACTGAAACGCAAACACATCGAACTTCGTCCGAAGTCAATCAATCAAGAAAAACTTATACTAAGCCTACTAGATCCACACACGAGTATTACTGTGGCAACAGGACCTGCAGGCACAGGTAAAACATATCTTGCAATGTTAGCGGCTATAAAAGCATTTAGGAATGGTGCGTGTGAACGTATTGTACTGACCCGTCCAGCGGTAGGAGTAGACGATGAGAAACACGGATTTTTACCAGGCGATTTAAATAGCAAAATGGAACCATGGACTAGACCATTGTTTGATGTACTGCGTGAGTACTATTCAGCAAAAGAAGTCACGGCAATGTTAGAAAATCAAACCATTGAAATTTCACCATTGGCATTTATGCGTGGTAGAACATTTAAGAACGCCTGGATTATAGCAGACGAGATGCAAAACGCAACGCCAAGTCAGATGAAAATGTTAATGACACGTATTGGTGAGAACAGTAAAATAGTGATTACAGGAGACGTAGAACAAACAGATAGAACTGTTCACAACAATGGACTTATTGATCTATGCAAGCGACTAGAAACAAAACGTGAAGGTCTTGCAGTTTGTTATATGACCAACAAAGACATACAACGTCATCCAATTATTGACACAGTATTGGAGATTTACGCAACATAAGGTCGAAGTTTATTGCAACCAATCATGCAGTTTTTTCCTACTGGCTAATAAAAGATTATCGCAAGTTCTAATGTACCAATCTACATTGTTCTTGAACCTATAATTGTTATTTTTCCATAGCTGTATTGTATTGGTTGCATTCGTTAATAAACTTTTGTTATTCTCAATAGCTGATTGTAAACGTAAAACAGGGTCAGTATGACTATCATAACTATGATCAATGATATCATCAAATACATCAAATCCATTATCCCGTAACCATTTGACTGAATTCTTCCCGCCAATAATAATAGGAAAGTTACCCCCTAACTGACTGTTTAGTAACTTCTCACATACCCACGGAATTGCATAGTCGTATATACTAAACATTATATATTCAACAAAGCTGTTTTTATAAAAAGGCATAAGATTATTAGCATAATTAGCCGGATTATCAAACACTGATTGGTTTGGCACTAGATCATCATATGGTGGATATGCATCTTTTGTAACAGGAAAAAGGCCATCTGATTGTTTAGCTCTCTCCCAACCTTGTGACATGACTGTTTTAAAATTTTCATGTTTATCAAAGTCCCATGAGACTGAATTCATAATATCAAAATTAAAGTTGTTTAGAGATAAGTGCCATTTCAGTAAAGGAGCAGTAATAACACAATGTTCGTCTAAGCCAATGCCTAACATATAACTCAATGATACAAGTCTATGAGATCGAGGCAGACGGTTCAAACTTATACCAACTTTGTCACTGCTAAAATTTTTATCTGTTAAACATTGAAAGTCTCTATACTCCCCAATATAGTCATTGCCTGTATGACTATGTGGTGAAAAATAGTAATGTAGCCACTGTGTATTTTTAGGCCATTCTGCAATGCTAGTCCAGTCTGCTGGCAAAGTAAGCATATAAAATGTCGTGTCAGGAAAATTGTCAAACAATTTAAAGAATACATCTAGCCCGGTATAAGGTGGAATATCTGCATAATATATTACCACTTTGCTACTTCTAATACGGTTGGAAATTTGATCAACTGATGTATGATCCACTCCAAAGAAATCTACGTGTGGATACTTATCTTGAAAATTTTTGCACTCATTATGAACATGAGTCTTTGTTTGCGTATCGCTTACGTTTCCAAGATAAATCATAGCTGCCCTATTTGCCTTTGCCGGACAAATAGTGTACAGTGGGCTGTGGCTTGAACAATCTTTGTAATAGTTTTTCTAACCAATGCATCTGCACTCTCCTAAAATTTATTCAAAAATCTTGCTATATGATGTACCCATGGTAACAACATTATAGCCATAAACATATTAGCACCTGTGTGTGCTATTGCTATTCGCAGTGTATCGCCTTTGGGCACACCATCGCTCACAAAAAAACCGGCTAACCAAATGGTGCCGGTGGTTCCAATATTTGCGCCTAGCACTGCCGCTATGGCTGCAGGCAGAGGCAATGCCCCTGAGGCTACCAGAGCAATTATTGCCGTTGTGCTTAAACTTGAACTTTGCCAAAGCAATGTCATTACAATACCACCTAAGAACATATAGATTGGATTGCCTAAGAAGAAGTTTAAATGTTCTAGATTGCCCATTGATTTCATACCACCAGAGAACATTTTAAGTCCTATATAAAATACTACAAGTCCAACAAGAGCCGTCATTATGGGATTGCCTAAGTCCATCCTACACACCTTTTTTATTAGTTTGTTCATTGAAAGTTCCTTTTTACAAACTTTATTTAAGCCTATAAATGTTACAGTTTTATTACATTTGGGTAATTTGCTTATAAACTTCCAACCAATTTTTAACTATTGGATAATCCACATCAGCATTCATGTTGTGTCCATGTTCAATCAGTATTGGTCTAAGTCCAAATCTCAAACCAGCACTAGCATTTTCAACTTTGTCTTCTAACCAGTAACAGTTTGTGCCTGCATAAGGAGCCAGTGCTTCATCTTTGTCTGCACCTGTGTCCAAACATATCAGTTTACTAAATGCAGTTTTACCAAACATTTTTTGCAAGTTCATCTCACGCAGTTTGTATGCATTTTCATCTAGACTTAGACTTGTTATGCATATAAATGTGTAACCATGTTGTTCATGTAGTCTCTTGACCCAATACATTGCATCTCTAAGTACTGGAAGGAATCCAATTGCGGCACTTTCATTAAAGGTCTTAACAAGTTTTTTAACTTGTTCTTTTGGAATACCATAACGTTCAGCCATATCATATTTGAACTGGTATCCTTCTGTAGTTTCAAATCCATGTTGTATCATCCAACAATTAAATGCCCACTCCCAATCAAGTAGTACACCATCGCAGTCTGTAAGTATTGTTTTTTCGTATTTGTTATATCTCATTTCTATCTTTCTATCTATATTGTCATCGGCAACTTTGGATACAGTGTTGCTATACCGTTTTGGTTGTCTAAGTAGGCACATGTAAACTCTAGCATCACTGATTCATTCAGCGTCAAGTAATAATCTAATGCTTCAAATCCTATTGCATCTTGATAAACAAAATCATGTATGCAGTGTTTGCTAACGTAATCTTCAATTGCTAATCTTTCAGTTGCTATATTAAACATGTGTTTCCTTTTTCTTATTATGCTGTTATTATAACACATTATAAGCAAAGGTCAACCTTTTTGTTCAGAAAGATTTATTTTATTTCCACTATACAATGAAACGGATATACCTTATAATGATTCACTTTGATCATATCCATATGTTGTTCAGCTTCTTCTCTGGTTTTAAATCTAGCAACAGTTACTGGATCTTCAATTTTTGGTTCATATACTACTTCAAATTTCATTTCTTGCCTCAATCAATTAATAGTTTATACTTTGGTTCTTTTGTTTTTCTCACCATCATATCTGCATTGCATCCACATGAGGTTGCAGGACAAACCAATGGTTGTGACGGCCAGTTTATCTCACCGCCAATATCGCCAAGTTTGCCTCCAAGCAAACAGTTACCACGATATACTTCACCGTTGTGTTGTATATACAAGCTGTCAATTCCAATAAAACACTGCCACCCTAGCCACGTGTTTAATCCACGTGCTTTAAGTTCATCGGTGTTTAGTTCTAGCATGTCAGTTTCTCTATGCAACCTTATATTGTTCCAATTAACTTCTTTAGTGCTTAAAAATTCTAATTCTTCTTGACTATAATACTCTTGCAAACGTGTTTCCAAATCTTGTTTATTTTGATTCTTGCCGTGTATTTTGTCATATACAAATGTTTCTTGTTCACGTTTAATTGCTTGTGTATCACCTTTTTTTATAACTTGGGTTGTGTCTTCAAATGGAGGTTCAATCTTTCTAGTTATGTACTTTACATTGTTTTTTTCAAATATTGTAATTATATCCTTAACTTGATTAAGTTTTCCAGGAAGAAGCATAAGGTTGACATTGCAAAAAAGTGTTTTGATTTGATTTAATTTTAGAATATTCTCAATTGTTCTTTCTGTTACCTGTTGAGATTGCTCAAGATGTAGACTTATAGTGATATTGGTTAAGTATTTGGTTGCTTTAAGATAAATTTGTAAAGGTATACTGCCATTGCTTACCACTGCCAGTTGTGTTAAACTAGGTTTTTGTTTAGCATATACTAATATGTTTAGAAAGTTAGGATTAACAAACGGTTCCCCGCCTGTGATATTCATTTTAAATTTCTTTTTTTGTGATTGTGCATATATATCAAGTTGATCAATAAAGTTATATGCTGATTCTTTTGTTACATGGGGACTATAGTTGTCGTGATAAAAACTTGCACAATAACTGCAATCATAGTTGCAGCGTTTTCCAATAAACCACGTACAGGTTATAACACGAGGATCACCGCCTTTTGCATGTTCAGGTGATTCTAAACTGCTCACTGCAACATGTTTTTTTACAAAATCTTCAATCATGAATACATCACATAAAATCTATAAGCATTGTCAACTATGCTATCGCTTAAAAAAAATCCAAATATCAAAACAAACTTGCTATCTTCCCAAGGTATCATCATACCAATGATACTTGCTACTACAAATGTAATTAGTGGAAGAACGACCTGATGTTCAGTATAACCAGCATAACAAACACTCGCAATCACAACGCCGATGATTGCATGATAAATCCATCGCTTTGCCCAATTGTACAGACTAATAGCAAAACTATAAAACACACCAGCACTGACCCATGCTACAAGATTGCCAATAAACAACATCAATGCAATTAGTGGAACATGTTCTGCAACAAATTCGAGACTGACTGTGTAGCCAAAGCCTTTTGTTTCTGCAATTCCTAATATAATTCCTTCACTAAACACAATTGGTATTCCAATAAGCAACAGTGGCAGTAGCACTGTAATAGCCGCACTGTTGTTTGCACTTTCAGCTGCCAATAGCCGGCTTAGTCTTGTACTAGGAAATCGTGACTCTATTCTGTCAGCAACGTTACTGCTTAACATGTAACTTGCACCGGGAACCAATCCCATAAAGCCGCCGACTATTCCACCACGAACTATGCTTGCTTTACATGGCAATGTAAACATTGTACGAATACGTTCTGCTATAGGTGGCCATTCTGCAAAGCCTTCACTGGCAACTGGAGAGCTTTTTAGATAACGCCACAGTGCAGGAATAATTATCAAACCACTAAACATTGCATAAAAAGGCAACCCAGCATCAAGCATGGTGTATTCTGGTACAAGGATATGCACAAGAAACAAACTGTCAAATCCTAGTTTACCCAATGCTATTCCTAATACCATGCAAACTAAACTAAACAATGGCTTTTGTGTATACACTATCATTCCAATAATCACTGCCAGGTATATACTCATTAGTACCTTTATATCATATATCCAAGTCATGCGGTCTATGTTAGTATAGGTAAGCAACATTAGACTTATACCCCATATGCCAGCACACAGACTTGCTGTGCTAGTGGTACTAAGTGCATATGCACCTTTACCTTGCCTAAACAGTGCATGACCGTTCTCAGCCGCAGGCACACTGCTTATTTCGCCTGCTACACCATACACTACTGCACTTACACTGCCAAAATATTGACTGCTGGATATCAAACAACTGTAAAAGATAAACAAATTGACCAAATCAAAATGACTTATCAACGGCGTAGTCGCTAGTAATATCATTGCCGGACCAATGCCGGGTAACATGCCAACTATACTGCCAACCAATATACCTGCAAGCATGCTTGCTATTTCAATCATTGATCTTCCAACACATATTTTTCGCCCCACATGCCATGGTAACCTTCTATTGACTGTTTTTCGTCTGATAGTAAACCATGTCTTATCATATATTCAACAAGTGTGCGATCATTTTGTAGACTTTGCCAACCGTTTATAAAATTTTTAGCAGTCTTGTCTTTTAGTAATAGTTTTTCTTTAAGTACAGGATCAATCTTTTGCAAATATTCAAATTGGTTGTTCATTATGTCTTGCATGTCTTTGAACCTTGTGTGGTCATTGTATTGCTTTTGCAAGAAACCTTGGCCTTGTGTTACTTCTTGATCTAGACCACAAGCGGCGGCATAATTTAAATAATCTTCATTGCTTTTCTTACCACAAACAGTTACACTGCTCCAACCTTCGCGAAAGTCACTATAGGTTTGCTTAATATATTTTAGTAACATATGATTTTGTTTGAGATGCAATTTAGGAAAGTCAGGTGTTAAAAAGAAGTATTCCAAGTTAGGATAACTTAGACTAGGTTTGATTACTTTATCTAAATGTACTGCTAACCACTGATTGTTTTCTCTGATTATGTTCGGCTTTTCGTAGCCTATAACCATA